TTTTGAACGTTTGGTTTTTGAACGTTTGGTTTTTGAACGTTTGGTTTTTGAACGTTTGGTTTTTGAACGTTTGGTTTTTGAACGTCTCGCCTTTTTCTTTTTTCTTCCTACAACACCGCATCTTGTACAAACAAGTTTATCTTCACCATTAACTATATAATCCCCATGTTCAACTTCGCAATCACACTTTTTCATATCGGGTTTTTTCCCATAATCTTTAAAATTATTTTGTAAAGCTTCTTGAATAATTTTTTCATCTAATCTTTTTCTAGCAGTTTCTTTTTCTGCTTCAGTTACAGCTTCTTTAATTGCGGAGAAAAAAGGATTCGATTTTGTAGCATCATTTAATAATTTACACGAACGAATTAATGTATTAAATGATTCTTGAGGAACTTGTAAAATTTCAGTAACTCTTCTAAATGCTTCTTTTGTTTCATCATCCATTTCTTCTAACAAATCTTCTTCCAATTCATTAGCAAAAGATTCGTCATCAAATTCAGAACTCGAACTTGAGGTTTCGGGGGCGGGAGCATCAGCCATTTATTATAAGAAATATTTTATTTATATGTTAATTATTTATTTTTCAGTTTCATCAATTAGAAAGAAATCATTAAAAGTTTCCTTTACAGTATAGACTTTTTTGGGACCTTCTTTATTAATCAATTCTTCAAGTTCTTTAATATTATCATCTTTTTTATAATAAATCAAATCTTTAAAATAATTATAAATATTCTCAACATTATCCCCCCACCATTCACGATCTCTTTTTACAAGTCCACATTCATATCTTGTAATTTTCCAATATTTTTCTTCATGAAATGTAAGACTATTTTCTTGTAAATATTTTATTTTTTCTTCTCTCCATTTTTCTATTTCGGTATCAGAACTAAATAGAGGACAATAAAGGTATTTAAATTTGTCTTTATTAATTTCATCTAAATAAGTAATCGTATAACCTTTTGGTAAATTATCAATTTTCATACCCTTGTCATTATTTTCATTAATATCTTTTTTATATTCTTCATAATTTTCATATTCTTCAAGTTTTACCTGAAGAAAATCACATTCTTCAAGATCACAAACTTCTAACTGACCTTGCATTTGCATCCAATAGTGTGGTGGAACAGTTTTAGTAAACTTTCTCTTTGGAGGACACTTAATTTCAAGCATTCTACCAATATATTGAGGTGGACTATTTATATCACAAATACCATCAGGGGAAGCTCCAAACGCAGGATATTCAGGATGTGGAATCATACCAAACTCATAAATAGTTGTTCCAGTTAAATGTTCATAAAATCTTGTAGCAACTTCTTCATATTTAACACCCCATTCAGTAATAGGATTAGGTATAAAAGGTTTATCAACAATTTTATCATATAAAGATTGATTCCTTGTACTAAAATGCCCTTTTCCCAAAGCATCAGCAAATGAACTCGCAGTCAATTTATTCTTTCTCATAGCATACCATTCCGGTGTCCTTTGATCGGGTAATTTAAGTTCTTTTAAAATTTTTACTTGTTCAGTTCTTTCTTGGTAAATATAAAGTTTTTTAAGTTCTTTTTCAAGGATAGTTTTAATTGTATATTTAACATTTATATTATCTTCATTATTATCTTCATTAATATTCAATAAATCTAATAGTTCCTGATAAATTTGAAAATTGTTTTGATCAAAGTCAAAAGCATAATCAATACTACTACTTTGTAGAAAGTCACAAACAGAATCTCGAATACTCATTTTAATATACTAAATACTATTTATCAAATTTTTAAATAATTATGTCCAAATGTTTTGTGTGTGGGAAATGTCTTGGAAATACTTATTCTCTTAAGATTAAGAAAGATGATAATTATGTTCATACCTGTTCATATATCTGCAATACTAAAATGGAGGAAAAATTTGGAGAAGATTTTTGGGAATATACTATCAATAAAACTGATTTTATTGTTCCTGGTGTTGAATCTAAAAATCCTTTTGTAAATATTTCTAAAGAAAAAGTAATTGACAGAAATTTATTTGGAACATATGATTTTGAAAATATTGATGAAAATGAAATTATAATGGATGGTGAAAAATATGAAAGACAATATAGACTTTATTTGGAAAATAAAGTCTTAGATGAAATATTTGACAATAGTTCAGATGCTTCATCAGAATATTCTTATGAGTCGGAATAATAAAATAATTTTATATTTATAAATAAATGTTATGTGTTAATGGTGATGATTGTTTTAAAGTTTTAGATAATCAAAATTTAATACTTTTTTATTTTACAGCAAGTTGGTGTGGACCATGTAAACAAGTTAGTCCTGTAATTGAAGAATTATCTGAAAAATTAAAAGAAAAAGTTCTTTTTTATAAAATACAAATAGATGATGATTCAAATGAAGAAATTTGTGAAAAATGTCAAATTAAATCTGTTCCAACATTTATATTATTTAAAAATAGAAATTCTTTAGGTATTGTAAATGGGACAGATATTAATAAAATATTAACTTTGATAAAAAATAATATATAATATTAATATAATGGATAAAAATTGTAAAATAGTAATTGCTTTTTTATTGGGTATCCTAGCATATTATTTTTTATTTAAAAAAGATTTAGTTGAAGGTGCTTGTATTGGAGGAGATAATTGTGGAGAAATTACAGGACATGCTGATTGTGTTGAACAAAGTGGTTGCAGACTTGAAGGAACTACTATTGAAGGTGATAATACAAAAATATGTTCGACAATCCCTACCGCTTCTTTATCTGGAATAATAAGATCTATTGAAGGTTCCGGTAATGGTGGTCTACCTAATACAGGTATGGGTTCTGGTTCAACATCTATTCCTTCAAATCCTGCTTTAAGATCACAAATTGGAACTTTAAATAGACAGCAAATGAATGAACTTGGTATGAGAATATTTCAAGCACTAAAAGGTGCTGCTAGTCAAGTGGACACTGAAGTAGGTGAAGAAGAAGAAGATGATGAAGGTTTTACTAATTTAGTAGAAGGTTTAAGTAATCAACAAATACAAAGTATTTTAGATTATTTAGAAAATTCTGACTCAAGAATAATTAATAATGATTATGACCCCGAAATGTTTAATTCATTAATGAGTCTTCATTCTTTAATAGGGACAGAAAGATTTAATGAAGAATTAAATACTTGGTTAGATGCAGATGAAAATCAAGACATAAAAGAATATTTACAACAATATTATGGTGATACCGAAGACATAGAAAATTATCTTTTAAGATTAATAAATGAATTATTCCTTTATAATGAAGAAAATCCTGAAAGTGAAGAAGTAGGTTTAAGATGTTTAGATGACCCTGAGTATATGGAGGATAGACATTTAACTTGTGAAGAAGCTTATGGCTACCTGGGTAATGCTGATCCATCACATCATAGTATAGGTGCTCCGCAACTGGTAGATGCTAATGTTGTAGATCGTTTAAGGAATGTCGATGAAAACATGGACTTAACTACGAGTATGGGTAAAAGACCTGGTAGTGATCCTGATAATCCTGAACCTATATTTCCAGACTTATCAGAACCCAATACACAATCATACAGAATATGTCCTGCTAATAAAAGATTCATAACAGGTCATAACTTACGTTCCTGTTCTGAACAAAATTGTTGTGAAGATATACCACTTGAAGAAAGAGATGATTATACCCGAAATAGAGTAACTTATCCTTCGGGGACAAAAATAATTTTTTGTCATACCCATTCGGAATGGAGGAATATTATGGATTTTTTGGTAAGAAATTACGATAGACAATCTAACAGTAGTGGAGATCCTGGACAATCGGTTTTTAATAGAATAGCTTTTGCTACTACACAACCAGTTACATATAGTTCAACAGATACAGGTATAACTGAAGAAAGTATGAAAATGAAATTTGCACAATCGATAGAAGATATTTATATTTCAATTAAAAATCATAATCATTTAAAGAATCTTACTTTATCAGAAAAGGAAGAAGTAGGATTTGATGTAAATAATTTACCGCCTTTTAATATTAATGATATTACAAATGTATCAATATGTAATGGAAATGAACCAACTACCGCAGGAGAGAATGTTCAATTAGAAAACCGCAATCAATGTGAAGAATTTAATTCATTTCCTCAATGTTCCGGATAATTATTTTAATTTTTTTTTATATTTTTATTATATAATGAATAATTGTAAAGTTTATTTGATTGTTTTTTTAATAGGTATAATTATCTATTATCTAATGAAAAATAAAAATAATGTAGTTGAAGGATTGGGTGATACAACTACAAGTGTTTATAATGATTTTATAACATTAGGTTTCATGGGTGAAGGAACACAAGAATTATTAAGTACTAATTCAAGGAATGGACCGATAAGATTAACTATATTAGGTTCATACATAGATGGATTAATTAGAAATGATGGAAGTACTTTTACACCACAAAGTGTAATAAACGAATTTAAATCTAAAATTACTCTCGCAGGAACAGATTCTTCTGTAACTACACACCCTACTACAGAATTAAGAAGTATTGAAGAAATTTATGATGGTACAGTTACTATTGATTTTGTTTTAATTGGGTTAGATCATGGTTTAAATATCCCTGAAATTTTAAGAGGTAATATGGAATCAGATGATAGTATCACAATTGATCCTTTAACAATTGATGTTAATGGGCATTATGTCCTTCATAGTAATAAAAAAATTGTTATAGATTATGGTGTATCTGCATTTCAATATAAATATGAAAATGTTGAAACGGTAAGGGATCGTTTACCTGTTGATCCGACTGATACGGGTAATAGAGGCACAGATCTTATAGATAGTGAATATATTTGTAATAAATATGGTAAGTCGACAACTGCGGCGGAGGCAGCCACTGAAACTGAAACTAACCCTACAGGTTATATAGATACTGATTATACAATTACAGATAGACAAAGTTGTATTGATTTAAATTTTAATAGAAATTTGAGAACATATGATACAACTAAACAAGTTATTGCACCTTGTAGAGATCATAATCAGTATTGTGAAACATGGGTTAGCGAAGATTTATGTGAAGTAAGTAAATATATGCAAGAAAATTGTAAAAGATCTTGTGGTTTATGTCCTGAACAAGAAGTAATTGATATCCTTCCACCAGATGTAACACATGTGATGAAACGCCAGCATGATAAAGAAATGAATATGGAATGGAGGGATTTAAGATATTTAGATATAAATAATTATGATAATTTTAGTTTTGGTAATACAGTTGGAGATAGTTATGGAGGATCTTCACTAATCAATATTGGTGGGGCTGATAGAGTTGAAAGATGTAAATATGATCCAAATAATCCTAAATATATTGAAGAAAAATACCCTAATGCAAATAATACCAATGATTTATTGGATGAATGTAAAAGAGAATGCTTTGCATTAGAAGAAAATTGTATGGGTTTTTCAACACATTTTACTGAAGGTGATGATGGAGAAAAAAAATGTCGTTTCTATCAGAATTGTCATGAAGGGGAAAGAGAATTAATACCTCCCAACATTGCTGCTGCTAGTGAAGGTCAGCAATTTGCATATTATTACAAACCTGCCCTGGATCCATTAATGGGAGATGCTTTGGAGGTTCAATTAATTCAAGATGAAGCAAGGATGACACCACAGGAACTTAATGAACAAAGAATATCTCCGGCAAGATATGAAACATATTCAATGACACCCGGTTCAGCAAATACATTTAATGAATTTGATCGAAGTAGTTCATATCAATTGAATACATTAGATTTTGAAGATAATATCCCATTATCAATAGATTCAAAAAATAAAAATTTCTATAAATGTAAACCTGGGACAAGTATAAGTGGTGTTAATTCTAAATTATGTACTAATCCCAATAATAGTTTTGATCTTGTTCATAATCAAACAAGTATCAAACAATTTATTAATCCATTACAGGTAGAACAAGTTGATGATAAAACTATATTTTATGGAGAAAATATACCCGGTGATGATCATTCAAATGTAAATAAACTATTAATAAAAGGTGATAATTCACCTAAAAATACTAATAGTGAATACTTACTTGGTAATTTAGCATCACAAACATGTGATGATAAAAAATTATTTGCTCCTGTCACAAAATATAAAAAAATTGATAGAAAGAATTATAGTAATGCTGACTCACAGAATGATACAAGTCTAGCAGATATGTATAATTTATACTGTAGCGATGACAATTTAGATCCTAATTACGGAGCATCTAATGTAACATTTGATGCTTGTAGAAGAATTTGTTCAGATCTTGGTTCGGGGTGTAAAGCATTTTCTTATCATGATTATTCCGGTTCTGATGTAAATTCATGTAGAGTTTATTCACATGATTGCACAAACACGGATACCAGTATATTTACAATAGATAATAGAGGTAATAGAAAAATAAATCATAACGTACTTTTTGATGGTTATAAAATTGGAAATAATGGAACAAAAACAAGTTTCTTAGATATTTTAGATTACATGTTTCAAAAGACACCTGAACTATTAGAAAAACTTAGAACTAATTTAGTAGGTGTTTATAATTGCGATAGTGATGATAATTTAAGTAATGGTAAATGGATTGATCGTTCAGGAAAAGGGAATGATGCAACTATTAATAACCCTTATGGTGTTAAAATGCAAAAGGTTATGCATCATCCATATTTGCCTGAACCTGAAGATTCTGATGGTGAACAAACAATTCCCACAGATGCAAAATTATGGACAAACTTAACAGATGATATGAAATCCGGTAGAATGAAAAAAAATCTGAAAGTTTTGAAAGGATTTAGTGAAAATGATGGACATGAATTTCCTTCAAGTATATCATCAATTGATTTTCCACAGACATTAAAAAAAAATGATTATACTATTTTTTATGTTACGAGATATGCTCCTGATTATGATGCTTCACATATTTCAAGAATTAGAAACAATCGCCCATGGACAAGTCCATCAAGATCTACAGAATCAGCAGCGGCCGTAGAAGCACGTAGAAATGAAGATGCTGATTTTGGTTTCCCTATGAATAAAGGTGTTGTTTTAGGTAGTAGAGATAGTAATTGGTATTCAGGACATTATGGTGGCGATCCACAATGTAAAGGCACCATAAATTCCGATGNTTTAAGGACTTTTAATATACCTACTGGTACTATATTTTCACAACATCCTTATATAACGATGGGTCTTGGTATTGCCGCCGCTCCGATCAGTTTAGGAGCAGTAATTGCAGGTGGTGTTTTGGCTTCGGGGGTGGGTTTGGAATCTCCTGATAATATAGTCAACGAAAATGTACTTGATGCTAATAAAAATATGTTACTTAATCAAAGTTGTTATCAAGCAAGTGGATATAAATCATTTACACCCCCTAGTGATAGTGTAAGTCTATGTGGGACCGGATGTTCTTCTGGCATAGGTGTTTATAATGGCGTACCATTACGCGGTAGAACGGTTGATGGGGAAAACTGGTGGTCTGAGTCTATAGCACAAGTACCCGATTTTACTACAAAAAGTCCCAATGTCGACCATAGTCGACCATACCAGGAAAGCATGAGGCAAATGTGCTTAGATCTTCAAAGTTGCACACCTGGATTAGGATCACAATTCACTGCAGCTGCGAGTGCTGCCATAAAAGTAGGTACTGCGAGAAGAGATTCTAATATACTTACAGGTGGTCCTGGAAATCGCAATGACAATTCTGCGGACTCAGCGGCTGCAGAAGAATTATTACAAACTTTTCATCAAGATATGTATCAAAGAAGTACTAACCAAATTGAAAAATTAACACAATTTATAATCGGCGCAGATACACCTAAAAGAGCACATTTTATGACAGGACCAGGTTTCGTTAATAATGATGGTGAACAGTCTGCTCAAAAAACAGCTACACCAGAAGGTTCAACACATTCAACGACAAGGACAAATTCAGGTAATTTTCATATTAGTATAAATAAAGCACATGGTAGAGTAGAAGAAACAGCAACACAATATTGGGAATGTTCTGAAGTAATTATTTTTAATAAAGATATAGAGTCTGATCCAACAATAGGTGAAGAAGTTTTAAGAAAAATCAAAACATATTTATATTATAAATATTTTGCAGATACTAATCATATCAACCCTCATTTAGTAAATCCCGAAATGTTATTTGAATTAAATCAAGATAATGATGATCAAGATTTATTATATTCAGCTACTTCAAATACAAATAATAAATCAACATATTACAGAAAAGTGGATGATAGTATTGGGGGTATTAATCAATATGCAATAACAGATGATATTGATTCTGATTTTCAAAATTTATATAGTGGTTTAGATAATACAAATAATTATTCTAAAAATTTTCTAAAAACAACAACATCTAAAACATGTAATGTAAAAATTAATGGCAATGATACTGAAGATAAAAATTTATATTCATTAGATGATAAAGGGAATATCCATGTTTGTACATTATAAATATTTATTAAAAATAAATTATTTTTTTTTTATTTATTGTTTATATAAATGAAATTATTAACAATTGTTATATTGTTCATAATTGGTTTACTTTTATTTTCTAAAAAAAAATGCATTGAAGGTTATATCAATGAATTAGAATGCGGTCTAACAACTGGTGAATCATTAACAACTGGTGAATCATTAACACCAGAAGATTTTCAAAATGCTATAATAACTTCACCAGATGATTTAAGTGGTAAATTTATAGACATTGATGCAAGGGATAAATTTTATTTATATGCAGTTTCTGATAATAATGAAATATATAGATGCAGAAAACCTTGTATGGATATGAGTGAAGTATTAACTGAAGTTGTTACTGTTTCAGGTCCGGATAGTAACGAAGATAATTCATTAGAAGATTCTTCAATATATATACAAAATAATGATATATTACAAGGTAAAGAATTTAATGGTAACATAAAGATAAAAATAGGTGAAAAATTTTATACTATTACTGGGTATAATTCAGCATCAATTGATCAACAGACCACTAATATAACATTAGATAATACTGAATTTAATCTTACTGAAATATTAGTAAATTCAAGATTTAATGTTTATGATTTAAGCGATACTTCGTCCCGAATCCCTGTCTCATGGGAAAAAATTCCTATGAATATAAGTGGATTTGACATAACTAAAATTTATGCTACTCCAGATAGTAATTTCTTATGGGGTTTAAATGATTTGGGTGAACCTGTTTATGCTTTTCAAGAAAATGATGCTATACTAACAGATTATAAGAATAACTTAACAATTGGAGAAGATGCTGAACTAACGAGTTATTCTGATATAGGCGATGGTTATTGTAAAGAAAATAAAATAAGAGTTAGTAGTTTAATAGAAGTATTAAATTCTGAAGAAAGTTTAGAAGCTTGTGAAGAATTATGTAATACTTATAGTAATACTTATAGTAATTGTAAATATATGTCATATAGTGATAATCTAAATATTTGTAATATTTATGAAGGGGGTGGTACAGAAATTTTAAATGATGGAGAAGCTACTTATGTAACTAATAATACCGTAAGAATTAATAATAATGATATAAATAGTGGCAAAAATATAATAGTTAATGATATGATAAAAGATAGTGATGGAGCCGAAACACATTTAAAATCTGGAACTATAATTACAAATGTAAATAGCGATGATTCAACTACAACTTTAACTTTATCCAAAACCCTTAATGCCACTTCTGGAACTTTTAATGTTATAATTTCAAGGGATAGTTGTCTTACTGATGAGGGTATAAATCCAAATTCTAATTTTATAACATATAAAAAGAATGAAGTTGATGTAAGAACTTTAGAAAGTGGATTTAATTAATTATTTAAGAAAATAATTAAAGATAATTTAATTGATTAATAAAATATGACTGAAAGTTTTGACGATTTGAAATTAGATGATAATCTACTTAGAGGAATTTATTCCTATGGATTTGAGAATCCATCGCCTATCCAAGGCAATGCGATACCTATAATGAATGAAAAGAAAGATTTAATTGCTCAAGCTCAATCAGGGACTGGTAAAACAGGAGCATTTTCTATTGGTGTTTTGAATAATATTGATGTTACCATTGATTCTACACAAGTAATCATTGTTAACCCTACTCATGAATTAGCAAATCAAAATTATAATGTAATTAAAGAATTAAGTAATTTTATGGATTGTAGTGTTCAAACTGTTATTGGTGGAACAAGTGTAAGAAAATGCCAAGAAGATTTAAATAAAAATCCTAAAATTGTAGTAGGAACACCTGGTAGAATCCTTGATATGATTGAAAAAAGATACTTACTTACAGAAAAACTTAAGATTTTAATTTTTGATGAAGCTGATGAAATTTTATCATTTGGTTTTAAAGAAAATATTTATAATATCATTAAATATATTCCTCGAGATACACAAATATGTATTTTTAGTGCGACTATGCCTGACGAAGTTTTAGAATTAACAAATAAATTTATGAATAAACCTGAAAAGATATTAGTAAATAAAGAAAATCTTACACTTGAAGGTATTGTTCAATTTTACATTAATGTTAAAGTTAATGATTGGAAATTTGATGTTTTAACAGATATTTATGAAACTATTAATTTATCTCAATGTATAATTTATATTAATAGTAGGAATAAGTTAATGGAAGTTAATGATAGATTAAAGACCCTTGGATATCCTGTAGAATGTATTCATGGCGAATTATCAGGAGATCTAAGGAAAAGTATCATGGAAGATTTTAAAAGTGGTAAGTTAAGAATTCTTTTATCAACTGATTTACTATCTCGTGGAATTGATATTCAACAATTATCATTAGTTATTAATTATGATCTTCCAAGAGAAAAAGAAACATATATTCATAGGATAGGTAGATCGGGTAGATACGGAAGAAAAGGTGTTTCAATTAATTTTGTAACTGATAGAGATTTAGATCATCAAAATTCTATTCAAATGCATTATGATACAAAGATTGAAGAAATGCCTCAAAATATTAATGATTATTTAAATATTTAAAGATGATGCGTATATATAATAATAATATATTTGTTGTATTATTAAATGAGTCTAACTATTGATAATACAGAGGATAAAAAGATAAATTTATCTTCAGAAGGTAATTCAGGAGCAGAATCTGTTATTAACATAGATTATAATGATAATGCTTTAATAGGTGTAGATTTACTAGCAAATACATCTAAGAAAATTGAAGATATTTCTGATAATGTAAGTAACAATGGTTATAATAGTGGCGGAGAAGAATCAAATAAAAGTAATAAAGAAGATTTTAATTTTTTTTCAAATGCTGAACCAGAAGAAAAGAATATAAAAGTAGATATTAAAGAAGTCCGTACATCTTCTGTCCCACCTGGAGTAACTGATCCTATTATGGAAAATAAAGTATATGGAGATGAATTTAAATCTATTCATACTATGTCACCTAATGAAATTAAGAATGAAAAGATTGATATGCTTTATAAATTTAGAAAATTAGAGGGTCAAGGTATTAGAACAACAATGAATTATAATATGACATCAAATCTTGAAGATATGAGAACTG